ATGAAACGAACAACTTATATAATATTTGGAATGTTGCTTACCGGATTGGTTGTGGTGTGCGCTGGCATATTCTACGCCTCTACGCAAGTTACAGGTTGGGATAATATTTTCCTGGATATTAAAGGAGAAAAGAAGACTGTTCAATTACCGCAGTGCAGAGTTATACAGATGGTGGCGGTTAGAAATATCATCGCTACGGGTGAGGGCGAAGAAAAGGGAATAAGAATGCCGGCATTTGGAGAGCTTCCTTTGAAAATTACTTCTGGTGAAGCCGGACAAGGATCTTTCACTTATGCTTCCGGTATGGATGAATTTATGACGATGAATTCAGTTGGAGATACGTTACGTATCGTATTTGATTTTCCTAATGATAAGCTTGAAAAGAAATATCAGGACTTGTATTGGCTTAATTTACGTTCCGAGGAGATGATTATAGCTTTGCCGGATCATGTCCAGTTCTTGCAGACCAGTCTTGAAGCCCAGAAAATGACTGTTGAAGGTTTGGCCCGTGATTCATTGTCTTTGATGGTACAAGATTATGCTACCATAAACGACTGCAACTTTAGAGCTTTAACAGTCCAGAATGGTGCGTGGTTGTTTAATACCGGTAAAGCGGATAATTTGCATCTGCATCTGAACGGGATACGTAGTTGGAACGTGAACGCAAGTTCTTTCCATGTTGATACGGAGTATCTGTATGCTCATGGTGATCAAAGATGTACTTTGGAGAATGGCGAATGTCGTCAGGTAGTTTGGATGCCTCAATCTAAAGACGCTTCATTGGATATAAAACTGAAGGAAGCTGCAACAGTAGTTGTGAAATAATAATAGATATTGTCAGGATACGAAAAAAGACCGTTGAAAAACGGTCTTTTTTATTTAGTTGCGGAGATCCGATTTGAATACTCTTCTCTTCGCTTCTATAAGAGTCAGATTATCAGCTTTCTACATTATTCGCAATATGGTTGTTTTATATTATATTGTCCCGATTTAGTCCCGGTAAACGTCTTAAAACATAATTATAACTTACTGATATTCATGTTTGTGTGTGTTTACCGATCTTCCCATTTGCCGCCTTTTATAATCGTCATCCGGCAGCTTCGGCACTGTTGCCGTGGTATAACTCCAATCTAGCCGATAGAGTCGCATTTTCTTGTATAAGATGCTTAACCTCTTCTTTCAATTCTTTATTTTCTTCCTTTAAATAATTTGTTAAATTGTTATCGTTTGATCCTGAATTGTCAGGTGAAAGAAACTTTTCCCCTTCTCCAGTTATTATCCACATGATATTAATTGTTGGATATTTGCGGTGTATATTCCGCAGTACGTCGCTGCCTATTTCGCCTATTATTTTTCTTATAAACTCCCTATTCTTCCCAATTTCTTGTGAAAATTGGTTTGGAGTGATACTCATTTCTGTGCATAACTCAATGAGTCTTTCTTTAACTGGGCTAACTTCCTTCATTCTTTATTTATGTTAAAAGCGGAATATAATCCGCTATATGTTTTGATATGCGGAATATTATACGCATATTTGCATCACGAATAACAAATTACTGCATCAAATATAACAAAAAGTTGCAGTACACACAATAGGGAAAATACCCTATGTCTATGTAAAATCTAAATATAAAATATTATGGCTGTAACTAAAAAGCATTACTCATTTACGCCTGGTACATTAAAAGTATCCAGGGAAGACTATCCGAAATTGAAAGATCAGCTTTATAACTTCCTTGGCTGTTCGTCGGATCCTGAATATTATAGGAAAAAGAAAGACTATCTGAATATACCGGCCCATATCAAAGAAGGAATAGAAAAGATCTTCTCTGAATTTGGGGTAGATGTTTCTGATATCTGGGATATAAAAGGATAAGCTATGAATATACAGGCAGAATTAACCGAACGGGAAGAGGAAATCGCGGAAGTTATGGGGCTAGGCGCTATTTCCCAGAAAGAAGCTGCTAACATTTTAGGTATTTCAATTAAGACGGTAGACAATACCTTGCAGAAGATCAAAGAAAAGGCCGGTATTAGCAAAGCTGCTGAATTGACAAAGTTCTGCTTTTGCCGGAAATTTAATATTCCCTTGTCTATGTGTGAACCGGTAAAACGGTTTGTGGCCGCTTGTTTTCTTTCCGTATTCATATTTGGCGAATATGTACATGCTAGTGATTTGTACCGTAGAACCACCAATACACGACGGGTACAGACGGAAGAAGTGGTAAGGTTAAGACGAACTGAAACTTAATACTCTGCCTAGTAGAGAAGCCAACGGACAATAATAAGGCATTAAACCGGTGACAGCCGAGAATAGATCGGCACCCCCTGGAATAGTTCAGCGGTAGAACAAAAATGCAGATGATATCGGGTGTTTACGTCGGTGGTTCGATCCCACCTTCCAGGACGTTACATAAAAGTGTAGAAGGCCAACGGATAATAACAAGGCATTAAACCGGTGACAGCCGGGAACAGACCGGTTATGTTTAACATTAAAAAATTCTATTATGGCAGGAAAAGCAAGTATTACAGCAAGAAAAGCGGAACTAGAAGTCTATAAAGATGGAAGTTTCCACAGAATCGACACTCTTAATTTTAGGCCGGGTGAATACCCGGAGTTTACAAAGTTCTTGGAACAAAATTTTTCCTTAGAGCAAGTACATAGTAACATTAAAAAGAAATCAGGTTTTTATCTGGTAAAAGTTGATCCAGATAAAAGAGAAGATCTTCTTAATATTCTTAGTAATGGCCTGGGAAGTACAGTAGATCTTAATTCGCCGTGTATTTATACTGGCACAAAAGATTAGCTATGGCACGGCATAGATGGACTTTATTACAGCCGACACCAGATCGAATACCGGGAGTCTATAAAGCTGAAATTTGCGTCAAATGTGGATGCGTAAAGCTCCACTTGTATTTAGGCCGGATCTACACCTCTTCTTATCTCCTTAATGGGAAAGAATTATCAAAACTACCTGAATGTAAATAGTGAAATTATGGAAACAAAAAAATGTACAGCATGTGGCAGCGTATTGCCTATAAGTGAGTTTTCACACCACCCTAAGACGGCAGACGGATTATGTAACGTTTGCATGAGTTGTCGTTCTGCGAAGATCTCTAAAGGGAAAAAGAAACAGCAACCAGGAAGTAATCCCCAATTAGCGCAATTTAAACCGCGTGAATTGATGGATGAACTTAGAGCCAGAGGCTACAAGGGGACATTAACCTACGTGCAAGAGATCAAACTTTAAAAACTGGTTTTATGGAAGATGGAATAGTAAAAAATAAGCTGGAAAAGCTTAAAAGGCTGAATAGCTCTTTTCTTGAGAAAAAAGAACTACATAATAAAAAGATGATGCGGGCCCGAAAATTTGATACGGAAGAATTTCACTCGGAAAAATACAAGTTGTATTATTCATTAAGTAGTAGAGCGTCCGATCTTGCTTATAATATTCGTAGGAATTTTCTATATGAAAAAAGAATTATTGATTGGGGAGATGCCGAAAGTATTAAGATGGATTATCGTATTCGGTTGAGTAAAAAAGCCGAAGGGCGAGATAACTATCTAAATAAGCATAAATACGGGCTTTGGTTTCTGGGTAGTTCTTTAGGTGCGGATTATGGCGAATTTACTTGTGATAAATGCGGATGCACGTTTTATCATTCACCTTCTGAAATAACACTGGCCGGTAAGGTTGTGTACAAATGTTGTTGCGGGCACTGCACCAATAGTATAATAAACAGAGATTGGGGGAAAGAACCCTATTTTTAATTAATCTTGAGCCATGGACGTACAATTAAAAGGATCGATAAATACGGAAGAAGAAGCTAGATCATATATGAAGCTAGCTATTACAACCGAGTCGAAGAATAGGTTAAAGTACTATCTTGATTTATTAGGCTATCATCATATTGCCTATAAGGTCGAGAAAATTAAACTTATGGGTGATACTTTTTCGGAAGTATATGTATTGCCACATCATTATAAAGTTGCTAGAAATATGTGGAAACAGACGACCGAAACAGTATTAGATGAAACTGAAATATTTACAGATTAATAATTGATAAAAAATGAATAATCTAAATTTGTTATATATAGACTTATTTTGTGGTGCTGGTGGGACTTCTACCGGGGTAGAATCTGCAAGAGTGGACGGTGAACAATGTGCTAAAGTGATTGCCTGCGTAAATCACGATGCAAACGCCATAGCTAGTCATGCTGCAAACCACCCGGACGCATTACACTTTACAGAAGATATCCGAACTTTGGAGCTTTCTCCTTTGATTGCACACGCCCAACGGATGAAACAAATATACCCAGATGCACACCTTATATTATGGGCATCATTGGAGTGTACAAATTTTAGTAAAGCGAAGGGAGGGCAGCCAAGAGATGCGGATAGTCGGACATTAGCTGAACACTTATTTCGTTATATCGAGGCTTTGAACCCTTCATATATTCAAATTGAAAATGTAGAGGAATTTATGTCATGGGGGCCTATGGATGAAAACGGGAAACCAATTTCCATGCATAAAGGCAAAGACTATACCCGTTGGGTACGTTGTGTAAAATCTTATGGATATAACTTTGATTATCGGATTATGAATGCTGCTGATTATGGAGCGTACACTAGTCGAAAACGTTTTTTTGGGATCTTTGCAAAGGGTAATTTACCTATTATTTTCCCTGTACCAACACATTGCAAGGAAGGGAAACAAGATATGTTTAACGCTCTTGCTAAATGGAAACCCGTTAAAGATGTATTAGATTTTGAAGATGAAGGTACAAGTATTTTCACTCGAAAAAAGCCTTTGTCCGAGAAAACCCTAGAACGTATTTATGCAGGATTAATTAAATTTGTTGCAGGCGGTAGAGATAAATGGCTGCTGAAATATAATTCAATAAATGGGAAGACAGGGAAACATATTCCTCCTGGGATAGACGAACCATGCCCGACAGTGAGTTGCCAAGGTCGATTAGGTATTGTACAAGCTCATTTCCTTTCCAGATATAACAGTTGTAGGGCACAAGATACATGTAAATCGGTTGATGAACCGTGTGGAGTTCTTACGACGAATAATCGTTTTGCAAAGGTAGGTTGCCATTTTATTTCTAAGTATTTTAGTGGGCACCCTGAAAGTAAAAATATTCCAGTTGATGGGCCAGCACATACAATCAAATGTAAAGATAATCATTCATTAATTAATGCAAAGTTCCTTTCTGCATACTATGGCAATGGTGATAATGTTAGCCGGATAGATAAGCCATGCCCAACTATACCGACTAAAGATCGATTTACTTATGTAAATCCCCGTTTTCTTTGCTCATACAATTTTAATGATACAGGTAAGGATATTAATGCGCCGTGCCCTACATTGCTTACGAAAGATAGGTTATCACTGGTTAGCCCGTTTTTTATGAATTACTATTCTGGGGGAGGACAACATTCTGATATAAACAATCCCGCGCCTGCTATTTTGTCAAATCCTAAACAGAGGCTTATATCATATCAGTTTATGGATCAGCAATTCGGTCAAAGTAAACCGGCTGGGATTAACCGCCCGTTAGGAGCGCTAACAGCCAATCCGAAGTATAATTTAATAAGTTGTCGCCCGTGGATAATGAATACAAATTTTGGAAATATTGGTAATTGTATAGATAATCCTGCACCCGTTATTACAGCTAATAGGAAATGGCATTACTTAATGAATCCTCAATTTATGTCTGCTGGTGGTAATATCGATAATCCGTGCTTTACACTTATTGCGCGTATGGATAAGATGCCGCCTTATTTGGTCTGTACGAAAGAGGGAGATGTTATCATCGAAGTATACGAAACGGATAGTCCTATGACTCGGAAGATCAAAGAGTTTATGGCTATATACGGGATAGTAGATATACTTATGCGTATGTTGAAAATCCCTGAATTAAAACAGATAATGGGATTCCCGAAAGATTACGTTCTCATTGGTACACAGGCCGATCAAAAGAAATTTATCGGTAATGCAGTAGAAGTCACAATGGCGAGAGTTCTTTGTGAAGTTACCAGTAGGAAATTACGTGATTTAAGGAGAGCTGCTTAAAGGCTTGTAATAGAAAAGAAAGGAGCCAATATGTTTGAGCCAAAAACAAAAGCCATTACCCGATGGGGACTTACTATTCGAGGTACTGATGTGTTTTTTCCAAAAAAGGAAACAACTATAAAGATTGGAAGATTGACACTAAAGATGAATCCGGAAACTCGAATGTTTGAGGAATACCGGCTTTGGGATTTAACTTCGGGTGTTCCTGAATTGATTGATGAACAGAGATTTGATAGAACGATTTTAATTCAATAATAAATATAAATGAATATGGAATCAAAATTTAAAGTAGGTGACAGAGTGAGAGTATTAGATTGTCCAGTCATGCCGGATGTAGTAGGAAAGTCAGGTGTAATAAGACATAGGCAAGGTGATTTATATCGTGTTGAAGTCGATGGTAAAGTCATCCCAGACTATGCTTTGGAAGCTGATATAGAACTTATACCAGCTAACCCTTTTTTGGAAAGCAATGAACTTATTTCCAAATTATTAAAGGAAAATAATTTGGAAATAATGCATTTGGAAATGTATCTCGATACGCAAAATGTTGTGTGCGTGGAAAGAACTACCTATGATGCTATGTGCTATAAGGACATAGCTTTAAAGGCTTTTCTCGAATGCGAAGGTTACGATGATTTTGAAAGAGCAATTAGCGAATAACAATAATAAGGAGTAGAAAGTATGAGAGAACGTATTTTGCCTGAAAGTAAGGGGGAAGAGCCTGTAAAGGAGGATCGCCGATTAAGAAACCTAAAGTATCAAATGAGAAAGAAAGGTTATGTTATCAACGACAAAGATCGTGTATGCGTCCTTGCTGATGAAGATAAACGATCTCCATTACAAGAAAAGAGAATTAAGACATTTTCTTTTCGCCTACAATATAAAATGCTTTAGTTAGTGCATATACCCCCAAAAAGATAGAAAAAAGTTTGTAACCGTGTAACTTTAGAAGTTATGATTAAAGTTAGTGACATTTATAGCAAAACGCATGATGGACTAGATATAATCTTAGATTATTATCCACAGGCCGAAGGATGCGTCGATAACAAAAAGAAATTTAAACGCCGCCCGGAAGAAGACGACGCTTCGGCATGTATCAAGAAATTCAAAGTAAATAATGACTATGAAGTCTATAAGGTAACGGACTTCGGGGATCAGTCTACAGCAATGTCCCCGGTTGATATTTGCATGTATGAAGAAGGTATCTCTTTTTCAGAAGCGATTTTTAAGCTGGCAAGTCGTTATAATGTGACTAACGAACTAAATAAGTCAGTCAATAAGCCGGATATCAGAAAGCGACCGGCTAAAGCTGACGAAAAGGAAGGATCCCGCTTCTTTGAACTTGAAAAAACATTCACGGCAGATCAACTTAAGATCATGGGGCCGCGCGTAAAGCAGGAACATATTGATCGGTTAAATTGGTACGTGGCAAAATCGATTTCTTATGTTAAGAATAGGGAAGTTACCACTAAATACACAACGCCTACCTATCCTATATTTATGCGTGAATGTATTGTACAGTCTAGTAATGATCCTGAAAAGGTCGTTAAGTTCTACAAGATATATGAACCGTTGAACCCGGATAAACAATGGCGTTTTAGTTATACCCCTGATGGGGTGAAGCCCAAAGAATTTATTAACGGTCTGGAAGAACTAAAGAAATTGTACCGGGAATATAATGCGAAAGAAGAAGCTTTATTTAAACAGGATCCCAAAAATGAGGATAAACCTTATAAAGAAAAAAAGCTGGAAGAAGCTTTCATTTGTTCAGGTGAACGCGATTCGCTTTGTGTTGCTTCGCTTGGCTATTCTCCTTTGTGGTTTAATTCTGAAACCTACAAAGTAAGCCCGGAAGAGATTAAGGAAATATATAAGTATGTAGAGAAACTATATAATATACCGGATATCGATTCGACCGGTATAAGGAAGGCTACGGAATTAGCACTTAAGTACATGGATATCTTAACGGTCTGGCTACCTTCTTGGCTGACTACCTATAAAGATTGGCGCGGGAAACCACGAAAAGATTTCCGGGATTTCATGGAGTTAAGGCAAAGAAATGAAGATTTTAGGAACCTTCTTAAAATGGCTATGCCAGCCCGGTTTTGGGAGATAACGCAAAACGAGAAAACCGGGAAGAAACAGTACGAAATAGATGCGGATTGCCTACATTATTTTTTGAAACTAAACGGATTTCATGCCTTACGGGATGAAAATTCGGCTAATACTCAATATGTGCGCGTAGTAGGGCGGATTGTTTCGTCTATAAAGGGGAAGGATATAAGAACTTTCCTTCGCCAATTTGCGAGGGAACGTTATTTGGATCGGAATATTCGTAATTTGATCCTAAACTCGCCACGTATGAGCGATGGGGCATTGGAGAATCTGGACGAAATAACGCTGGACTTTACAAGTTATACCAGGAAGAGTCAGTATTTTTTCTTCCCTAATGCAGTATGGGAAGTTACAGGGGGTAAGATAGAAACCCAATTGGCGAACATGGGCATTACAGACCGCTATGTTTGGGAAGAAAATGTAATACCACACAATGTTAAGGTATTACCGGATATGTTTACAATAAAAAGGAATAAACTTTCGGATGGGACGGATGCTTGGGATATCGACATACACGAACATGCTAGTAATATTTTTCGATACTTAATTAATACGAGTAGAACACACTGGCGGAAAGAGTTAGAATATTCCCTGGATCATTTGGATAATGAGGAAGCGGATCGATATCGGCTAGAACATATTTTTGATATTGCAGGGCCTAACCTGGAACCGGCAGAAATAGCGGAGCAAAAACAGAACTTGATAAATAAGATTTTTGCGATTGGCTATATTCTTCACCGGTATAAATCACCGTCCCGCGCCTGGTCACCTTATGCGATGGATAATAAACTAGGAGAGGACGGGGACAGTAACGGAAGATCCGGAAAATCTTTTCTTTTTAAAACTTTCGATCACTTTATGAAGACTGTTAAGTTATCCGGCCGTAATCCTAAATTGATGGATAATCCGCACGTGTTCGATCAGATCACCCAACACACCGACTTTTTATTAATAGATGATTGCGACAGATATACTTCTACCGGTTTGTTTTACGACGTTATTTCGTCTGATATGACCGTAAACCCGAAGAACAATCAATCATTCAACATACCTTATAAGGATAGTCCGAAAATTGGATTTACAACAAACTTTGTGCCGGTGGATTTTGATCCATCAACAGAAGGAAGGTTGCTTTATATGGTATTTTCAGACTATTATCACCAACGTACACCGGATAATGACTATTTGGAAACAAGATCTATTCGGGATGATTTCGGTAAGAATTTACTAACAGACTATAACGAGGAAGAATGGAACCAGGATATTAACTTCATGTTGCAATGTTGCAAGTTCTATCTTTCATTGATTGATGATTCAGTTAAGATACTGCCCCCAATGGATAACATCATGCGTCGAAAATATAAAGCTGATATGGGAGCCGGTTTTGAAGATTGGGCTAAAGGATACTTTGCCGAAGATGGGGATAAGGTTAATGTATTAGTTGATAGGCAATCCGCTTTTCAGGACTTTATAAACTTTTCTGGTATGCGTAAATGTACCATGCAGCGTTTTACGAAAGCTCTAAAAGGATTTGCGAATCTTACGCCTTATGTGAAATGTCTTAATCCAGAAGTTATGCGAAATAGTTCTGGACGTATCACTAGGAAGATAGACGGTAAATCCTGTGATATGATCTATATTCAGACTGTTAGCGCCACTGGAATTAATGATATGGAGATGGGGGAGAGTGAAGCAAACCGGACGCCTGCACAAACAGTGATTAAAGGTTTTACCGATACAAAAACTGATTCTGGGAATGTGCCTTTCTAAATATAAACTAAAAAGCTACCAGGAATTTAGGGATCTGATGCAGGTGCCGGGATTCTATGAATTTGCTAAGCCGGTATACGACTTTTTGGAAGTGATGGAAGAAGGGACTATCTTCAATTTCGCTACAAAATGCCAGGACGAACAAAAACTGGAATGGTTTATTAAGGTAGCATGTTTGTTTATATGGTGCGGGCATTTTGAGTATGAGTTTAACGATGATTTTACAAAGATAAGGCGTAAACGTCTTATGGAGATCGAAAAAAAATGGAAAGAAGAGTATTACGAAAGGTTACGGAACAGCTAACCATGTGCCTACATTGCGTCCAGGACTGTAACAAAGGGTACAAAGTAAAGAGGTCAGATACGAAAGTGTCTGGCCTTTTTACTTGAAAAGCGCCCGGCGCCAGCCGCCCTGCCTTTCGGTTTCCCCTTACCCCTTCCCTTTTTACTACTAAAATTTTGTAACTCTGTATCCTATGTTTGAAAAAGAAGATAAGTAACTAATAATGAGATAGATAATCGGTTTCAAACTTGGTTTCAAACTTGGTTACAAACTTGGTTACAAAAAAACAGTATTTGTAACCTTGCATTTTGTGACGGTGGAAAATAGCCTGGTTACAAACTGTTTTTTCTCTTATTTTTTTGTATCATGGTTTTGTGACTAAAATAAAATATTGATATATAGTAAGTTAAGGTAAGAAAGTTACAGGTTACAAAATTACAAAGATTTAGAGTGAAATTTGAAAAAACAGACGATTGAAGAGTATGTTTAATAAGCGGTAAATTTGCCGCCTGTTGTTCGGTGTAAATATATTTATATTCTTCGCTATGGAATCAATGGTTTAATTTATTGTGCATATAATACTGTTAATCAATATTTTATTTATATTTTTGTAGCAAAATTCAAATCATGGTAACAACGAAAATAACAATCGAGGCACATTTAGCGGAATATTGCTGGTCTAAATTTTCCGCAGATCCAGACGGGGCACCAGTGAAGTTTCCCGATAATTTGGATATCTATCATCTTATTTATGATTTGCTAGAAAAACGACCGATAAACAGTTCTAGGGATCAGGGTAATTTAGAAATTATATTGCCGGATCGTAGGGAAGGGGATCTGGCCGGTGGGAAATCCCCGGAGCGTTTCAATTATCTAGGAATACGCAGTCAGAAAATACTTAATAAGAAAATAAAATTGATGATGCGTGCAGAACTTCACGATCTGATTGATGAAAATAAACACAAATTCGGAATCGATCAGATCCAGTCTGTACACTACTTTATGAAAAAATACTGCATTGAATCAATAACCGAAGAAGCATTGCAGAAGGATTACCAGCGATGGAGAGATAATATAAGACGTTCAAGTAAAAAACGTCCATACAAGAAAAAATAGAAGTTTTTTTCACCTACGAAGTGTATCTTAATGTCCTTTTTTTGCTGGAATTTTGCCGGAAAGATGCCGGAAAAATGCGGAGTAATTGAATATCAAATAGTTATATAGTATGAGAACAAAGAAAACACCTTATTCAGCAGCTAATTCGCTTCGACTGATACCGATAGGCAAAATAAATCGTTTTGCCCTAATTATGTCACGTGCTTTTGTTTCCTTCCAAAATGGAGATTATGAGATTCCAATCGTGCCAGGATCATTTACACCTGACATCCAACCGGAAGAAGCAGAAGGCGGCCTTATATATAATGTAGGGCATACGTTTAATGTTGCCCTGATCGATATAGCTAATGAAAACTTGCTGGCTGCATTGAGCAAGCAAGAGTTAATCGCCATTTATACCAATGAAGCCGGTTGCGAAATTGTATCTGGAACACAACAAACACCCTTGGCGTTTACTTATGCGAAGGTAGCCGGGCAATATCAATGTAAACTAACCGGGATAATGTCACATTCAGAAGCCTTTTACAGTCCTTTCTAGCCCGCTTTTAAACGGTTTCTTTTGCAGAAAAAAGAAACCGTGGATAAAATTCAGCAGATTTTTAATGAGAAATGGGCGATCGAGGCAAAGGATTATCACCACCTTTTATCACTTATCTTGCCTTCTATAAATAACGGTAACTTAGCAGCTATTGAACAGCATCTTTTGCAAAATAAGGTTACGGCTTATGCCGCTATGCCTTATGTGGCGGATCGATGGGAACTGGAAGACGCTTCGTTACCGGAAAATTCAGTCGTTATACTTACTTGTGATGGCGTTTTATATTCTTGGGAAACTTTTCGTTTGGAACAATTTATTGCAAAAGCCCTAGCAAATCCAAAGATAGCCGGTATTGTCTTATTTGTAAACGGCCCTGGCGGAATGATTACCCGTGTGGATCTTTTGGAAAGAATGATCCGGGAATCTTCTAAACCAATTGCAGCATACATTACTGGTGTATGTGCTTCCGCGCATTTTTGGTTTGTGTCTGCATGTGGGCGGAAATTCGTTTCTTCCCCAATGGACGAAATAGGATCCTGCGGGATTATCTACACTTATCAAAGCTTTAAAAAGTATTATGAAGAGCTAGGCGTTGAGCTTAAGGATATTTATCCTGATAGTGCGGATCTGAAAAATAAAATGATTCGTGATATGGAAGAGAAACAGGATGATAGCCTTATTAAAGAGAAGCTTTCTTTTTATCACAATCTTTTTGCACAGGCAGTTGCCAGGAATCTGGGCATAAAATACGATCGAAACGATCCTCTTTTTCGTGGGCAAACCTATTTTGCTGATGTAGCCCTGGCAAATGGTTATGTAGATGCTTATGGTACGTTGGAAGATGCTATCGTATGGGTATTATCACAAGCGACACTAAAAAGGGCTAATGAGATAATTTAATATTCACTTTTTAATCAATTTGTTTTATGAAAAATCGTTTTTCACAATTCGTTCCGGCTGTAATGGCTATTCTGGGGATTAAGGACTGGAATAAGGACGCGGACAAAAAAAACGCTTTACTGGCAGAAGAGAAAGAAAAGCTTAAAAACATGGGCTTTAATGAAACTTTTCTCACTGGTTTTTGTGAAGCGTTAAGTAATGACTTCCCGGATGATAAACCGCAAGGAAGTACGGAAAATGGAACTGTTATCCCGGAAGATAGTGCTTCCAATGCAGTAATAAAAGGTTTGCTAGCTGATATTACAGCCAAATTAGCTACCGCGCAGGTAGAAATCGAAACTCTGGCTAAAGAAAAAGGAGAACTTTCTACGGAAGTAGCAGCTAAGAGAACAGAGATTACCGGTCTTAATCAAAAAATTAAAACGCTCTCTGATATGGCAGAACTGGACAAGGGAACCGGGGCACAAAACGGGACTATTATACCGGATGCTAAAAACATTGTTTTGAATTGGGATGATGATAAGCAGCTAGGCGGTATTACCGGTGAAATGTACGGTATGGATAGAGCTTATAATCAGCGTTTACGTGCTGAAATGCTTTATCGTAAGGGTATTGCAGTTCAGGTACCTACGGCTAGTTCTATCGATTATTCTAGGCTGAAAGAAGATTTAGGCGCTTTCTATCGTGTACCGTGGCAGGATCGTTTGCAATCTTTTTTGATGGTTTTGCCATCTATCGAGAGTATTTTCCCTTTGGAGAGTGGTTATCAAGATCTAGCAGTATTAACTAATATCTGGTTAGGTGAGTTTTCACAAGCAGATAATACCGCTAGTGACTTCGATAATGTCACTAAGGGCAATTATGAGTTTGACAATGAAACGCTGCGTATGTTTAGCGTTATGTTTGCTCATAAGTTCAAGGATTTAAAAGCGCTGGAAAAATCTTGGATCGGAAGCTACAACAAGGAAGGATCCCAGGTTATTAAGTGGTCTTTTATTGAATACATTCTCGCAGAGACAGCGAAGAAGCTGCATAACGAACGTGAACAGCGCCGTGTTAATGGTGTGCGTAAAGAACCGGATCTGAATAAGCCGGGCCGTGCTATGGGGGCCGCTGATGGTATCTATGAATTTCTGAATAAGAAAGTAGTAGGCCATATTGATATCAATAATGGTAAGCTGGTTTATCAGGTGAAGCCGTTTGAGCTTGGTACTTTGTCACCAGAGAATATCGGGGAAAAAGTTTATCAGGCTACATCAATGATACCAGCCGTTCTTCGCGATTCTGGTACATTAGCTTTGTATATGCCTTCTCACATGATTGTGTGGTACCACAAGTACAATGAACTGCATTATGCGCAGAATCAAGACTACAAGGCTAATATTATGTACGTGAAAGAATATCCGTCGGTGAAACTTATAGCAGTGCCGAACGCTGATAATCACCATCGTATTTTTTGGACGCTGGAAGGTAATATCCATACATTCGAAGATCAGCCGGGAGAAATGACGAAATTCAATATCGAGCAGCAAGACTGGACTTTGAAAGTATGGAGTAACTGGAAAGAATCTACCTGGGCTTATGCAGTAGGATTCAAATACACAAAGAAAGAAGACATGGACTATTCGCGTCAGATGATTTTCTGCAATGAATACGACCGTCCGGCATCTTATTTTATCGAAGCCGATAAGGATACGCAACCGTCTGCAAAGTATCATACTTCTATTGTGACTGTTGCTAATACTAATCTATTGGCTATTACTGATATTGAAGATGCAGAGGTCGGGAAGATTGTTACGCTGAAATGTGGCAATACGAATAAGGGCGTTAAGATTGATAAGTCCGGTAATTTCTCCCTTATTTCGGAAGCTTGGAACCCTAAAAAGGGTGATATGATCCGTTTAATGAAACGTGATGACGGGAAATTTATTGAGATAGGCCGCGAGACTGGCGCCGCCGATGCTTTGCAGTTTGCCCCAGATGAAACAACGCCTTCTTTACAGGGTGGATCTGTTTTCGTAACAGGTGAAAATACGAAAGCTACGGCAATCACCAACTTTACAGATGCAATCGCCGGAAAAACTTACACGATCCACGGAAGTGGTAAAGAAAATGCTAGTACAATTGCAACCGGCGGAAGTTTTGTTTTAACGTCCGCCCTAACGTTAAGTACCGGTAAGTTTATCAAGCTGGTTAAAACTGACGATGGCAAGTTCTACGAAGTTGCACGCGGCTAATTATTGGTGGGGGAATATTTTCCCCTACCTATTATTAATCTCAAAAAAATAGCTATATGAAAACTTACATTAAAACATCTGTACCCAGACCGGCAGGAAGTCCGGGTAAGGGAATAACGCCTAAAGATGTTCTTACGTTGATCGACGTTGAAGACATTGTTTCTTTTCCGCCGCGTGATGGTGCCGGTGTCGTCCTGGTTGGTGATATTGTAGTAAAACCGTCGGCGTACTCTGTGGATCTTTATATTACGCCTGGTACGGTTGAACTGGCTTCTAACGGTGAAGGTGAAACCGATGCGAAAGGTTTTACGCCTTCGGTTAAAGGGAAGCATCCAGGGAATAAAAGAGAAGTGCGCGAATTTAAGACGAACTGGCTAGGTCGTCATTGTATTGCTATTTTGCAGTATTGTAACGGGGAACCGGCAGATATTATCGGATCACCATGTAACCCGATTGAAATGTCTGTGAACTATACAGGCAATAAAGATGCAAATTCTTCTGAATTTACTTTTACGCAAATTAGCAAGGGGAACGATATCGGAATTTATGAAGGCACGATCCCGCACGAAGAACCCCTGGCAGTAGTTCCGGCGGCTGCAACGGAAATAACCTTCAAAGGTGCAGGGCAATATCAGCTAAGTGCCGGAGCTGCGAAAATAGCAACTGTTACAGGTGCTCAACATGGCGACGTCTTAACGTTGATTGGTATTACGGCTGGTGTTGCACCAACAGTAGAAACCGGCGCTTCGTCTGTCTTTTTATTGCAAGCTGGAAAGGTGTTCACCGCGTCACCTGGAAGCCAGATCACATTTAAGGCTTTTGATACCGGAGGTGGGGCAATGAAATTTGTTGAGCAATCAAGATACGAGGCTTAATTTTTTTACTTGTAACTACTTGTAAGCCCTGGGCAGTGATGTTCGGGGCTTTTTTAGTCCTTTGCCTGGCAATTGCCTTTTTTAATCTTTGTGTCTCACTTAATAAATTAATCAAATGAAAGAACAAATTATTTCCTATTTACAAGGGCCTAGAAACTTCGCGGAAGGTGTGGCGCTTTATGAAATATTCGGAGTAAATCGCATGTTGAAAGCTAAATTTCGGCAGATTGGAGAATGTGAAATGACTAAAGGAGCGCTTTTCGAAGAATTACGTAAGCTGGCCGGATTATCTGAAATGGATTTTTCTTCAATGCGCAGAACTGCATACAAGAAGCCGGAACCGATGCCAGAAACCGTTAAATCTGTTTTGCCTAAAACGTATGTAGATGATTCACTTATCGCATTGGCTGACCGCTTCGGTGTTACTGTTGATGAACTTGTTAGCGATGAATTTATCGAGAAAGTGTTATCAGCAGACGAAAACCAAGATAAAGTAGACGAACTGGAAGAGGAACTAGAGGAAGCAAAATCAAAGTATTGTGAAGTCCCTGAAACTGTACGTAAAACAATTCGTTTCCGGGAAGAATTTCCCTTCTTAAATGAAAAGGATTGTCCGAATGAGTTTAAAATATTGGTATCAGATATGTTTTCAGCTTATGACCTGTACCGGGAAAGTCATGAGATGTTAGCCAATACACCGGATGATGTTGCAAGTGAGGAAACGTTCAGATGGGCTAAGACAGCAGTAGAAAATTATCTGGATAACCGGGAAATGTGGGAAGAACTGGAATATTATCGGGAAAATCATAAGATATTAGGGAAAGCAAAAATTATGCAGGAACTCGCTGAAAGAAATGAAATTTCAGCTTTGCCGGATCTGGATCTCGTGAAGCAACTGAATAATGCGAAGTCGAATATATCCAAAGGTAAGAATGACCTTGAAAAATCCGACAACGAAGAAAAAAAAGCAAAGGCCCAAGCGAAAATCGAAAAATGGACTAACAAAAAAGATATCCTGGAAAAAGAAATCGAAGCTAGAAAAAAAAACTAGGTTTCCATCTTTGCAAACTGGAAATAAAGCGGGCTACATGGCGAGCTATGAAAACCCGCTTTTCTCACCCGTGCGATCGATCCGAAGTCGGGATCCAGAGTCAGAAAGTAGGTGCTGAAATTCAGTCTGATTATGAACGTCTTAATATTTTAAATAATGAATAACTTACCGGTAGACTCTTTCTTTTTCGATATAGAGCAAAGGGAAGATATACAGCGAATGGCAGCGTTAGGATACAGCCCTAAAGAGATAGCAATTTATCTAGGCGTAGATGTTGATTCTTTTGTAAAGGATGCTTATATAGAGGGTACAACAATTAACGGAATAATCCGGCAGGGAATATTAGTTTCTAGGGCTAACCCGGAAATGAAACTGCATGAACAGGCCGAAGGGGGGAATATAATTGCTATTCAACAACTGGAGAAGGTGAATAGGAGACGAACATTTGAAATAATTGTAGAGCAAATCGATGAAGATGAATGTAACTAAGCCGACACGGCTAGATCTTGAAAATATAGATATTAACCAGATCACACAGATATTATCTACTGGTGATTTAGATACCTTACCGCCAGAGGAACGCGCCTACTACGAGCTTATGGAAATGGTTAGAGGGCTAAGGGCTAGAATGAGGTATAACGGTAAGGTAATAACAAAAGCTGGTATTATCAAGTTACTTAAGTCAGAAATTTACGGTTTGTCTGACTGGATGGCCCGACAGGTTTATTCTGATTCTATAAATTTCTTCTACGCACAAGAAAATATAAGGCCGGAAGCATTTGCGAACCTATACGCCGAGAAGCTGGAAAAGTGGGCAGATTCTATGTTTCTGATGGGGAAAGGTGAAGAAGCTTCGCGTATTCTGGAACGTGCCGCTAAATTAAGGTTACGCTTTGCTTCGACTGAAACAGAAATCCCGGAAGAACTTCTAAATAAAAAACAGATAGTCATTTATACGACAAAACGATCTGATTTAGGTGTACCGGAAACGGATCGAAAAGAGCTGGAAGAGTTTATCGATGAAATTCCAGATATACCAATGATTGTACGGGATAGGCTAAAAGAAGATGCACAGATAAAGAAATTTAATCTTAAAAAACGAATGATCGAAGATGCCGAAGAGTTCAGAGAAGACGATACAGAGGATTAATACCGATGATGTTGAAGTAAGATATTCACATATTATAAAGGTACTGACGGACTGGATAGATACTACTAATCTAATCACAAGTGCCGGTCGTGGAATGGCTAAAAGTACTGTTATACAGGCCAGACGCTCTGCCGATTGTGTTTATGATATGCCAGGTGCGGCGCTTGCTTTTGCAGCTAATACCTACACGAATTTAACAGATAATATAATGCCAGCGGTAAAAACAGGCTGGGAGTTAATGGGGCTTTATGAAGGTGTACACTACATTTCTAACAAACGCCCGCCTGAATCTTGGCGAAAAAGGTGCAGTATAATAGTAGATGATTATAAAAATACTATTTCATTTTGGAATGGATCTATAATTTTTCTAGGATCCCTAGATCATCCGTCTTTGTTGGCTGGTAAGTCAGTAGTTCATTTATTCTTTGACGAAGCTAAATACGATCAAGATAAGAAGGTTAATAGAGCTATGCCGATTTTGCGTGGTGATGCCATTCGTTACGGGCATAGTCATTACTTTTTAGGGGTAACCATTACTACGGACATGCCGGATGTTTTGGAGGGAGAATATGACTGGTATTTTCGTTATGTAAAGCTGATGAAGCCAGAACGTATTCTAAAAATAGTCCAAGCGGCAGGGGAACTAAATGAACTGCGTATTAAGCTAGTACGGGAAGAAAATAAAGAATCTCCTTCTCCTGATAAACTAAGACGGATTAAAAAAAAGATAATCTATTATGAAGCTGCCTTACTTAAGATGCGGAAGGGGGAAAGTTATTTTATTAATGCTTCTAGCTTTACGAACATTGATATTCTAACTATTGGGTATATAAAGCAACTTTTTAACGGAACACTTGAATTACACGAATTTAAAAAATCGGTGGTAGGTATGCGCCCTGGGCTTCGCCGAGATATCCGTTTTTATGTGGCTTTTTCTGAAAAGCATAAATATACAGATGGTGTGTATCATGGGGAACCGGCAGTAAATTCTAGGGATCTGCGCTTTTTACACCATGATAACCCGATAGATGCAGGCGTCGATTTTGGTAATCAACTATCCCTAATCATAGGGCAGGAAGACGGTGCATATTACCGATTACATAAGAATTTTTTTGAGTTACCGCCTAATTGGTTTAGAGAATTGGCAGATCAATTCCTAGGCTTTTTCCTGAATCACGAGGAAAAGGAATTAAACTTGTATTATGATCGTGCCGGAAATAATTTTGAAAAGCAGAAAGAAGACTATGCGCGAAAATTGAAAGAAGCTATCGAGATAGACGGGGAAGGCAACCGGACAGGATGGATCGTTAATCTTATGAGTCGCAAACAAGCTAATATCCGGCAAGATGAAGAATACGACTTTATGTTGGAGCTAATGAAGGGGGAAAACAGAGCATTACCAATTCTTTTAATTGATGCAGTTAATTGCAAAGAAGCCGTGTCTAGTATTGAGAAGGCACCAGCCGGGATCCGATACAAGGGGCAGCAAAAGATAGTTTATAAGATTAAGAAGTCGGAGAAACTGGCACCTAAGAAATTGCCTATGCTTTCTACAAACTTCTCTGATGCCTTTAAATACTTAATGATGCGTAAGCTCTGGCGGCGGGCTATTAGGGGCAAAGGCAAGGCTAGTAATGCCAGCCCTTACGTGCCGGGATTCGATGACATGGAAGGGTGATGAAGGCAATTGCCCCAATAGGCCGACCTTATACCGGGGTCGGCCTTTTTTGTCGCCAAAGTTGCGAAATGTTAATAATATTAACGTAATTAATCATATTTCACATTTCAAAAAACGAGGCAATCGCCTTTCGACTTCTGAGCGGCTCGGTCTTCGGTGTGTGGCATAAAAAAATAAATCGTCTTCGTAAATAGACAATGCGATGTATATTAGTGTGTTATGTGCTTTGTGAGCAAAATTATAACCTTAAAATGTAACTTTTTAGTATCGGTATTGGCAAAAATGATAAAAAAGAAGATGGAAAGTGATATTTTACTTTGTATATAGCTCAAATCATAAAAAAATAAAATGATAGTAGAAAAGTGAACGTTTTCTTTGTGATAGTTCGTTTTATTACTATCTTTGTGGTGCATACTAAAAAGAGATAGCTAAATGTATAATTTAAAATTTTTGAGCCTATGGCAAAAAAAGTAAGAGAAGTTATTAAAATGCTTGAAAATGATGGGTGGTATCTGGATAGGCAAAGTGGATCGCATAAGCAATATAAGCATCTGACTAAGCTAGGAACAGTGACAGTTACAGATCATGGGAAAGGCAAAGATCTTGATGATTTTGTATACAATTCCATTTTAAAACAAGCAGGTTTAAAGTAGTCTTTTGCTGAAATAATAAAGAAATACAGAATATATACTATGTATATTCCCAGGTTACAAAGGATAATTTACTTAATCAACAATAGAGTGCCATAGTGCCAAATATTGAAGTAAATACATTTAATATCAAAAATAGTATAACCGTAAGAAACATCGTAATAAAAACATAATTGATCAAGATATGGCGAATATAGTGAAAGAAGTAATAGTAGAAGTGACCTATACTGGAAATAATTATTGTGCTTATTTGCCCATTCTTCCCGGCTGTGTAACAACAGGCGATAGTGTGAATGAAATTGAAAATAATATAAGAGAAATTGTTCCGTTTCATTTGGAAGGAATGCGCGAATCAAATGAGTTAATTCCAGATGTGTTTAGTGGTGAATATAAGTTTGTATATCATTTATCTGTTGAAGCTTTATTGAATCATTATAGTGGTATTTTCACTAAAGCGGCTTTAGCGAGAATTACTGGCATAAATGAACGCCAATTGTGGCATTATGCTTCAGGTTTACGTAAACCAAGAAAAGCTCAAGCGGATCGTATCACTAAAGGACTACATCAATTAGGAAGAGAACTATTATCAGTAGAATCTTATTAAGATTATATTGAATGTGACAAAAAAGGATATACCATCTTGGTATATCCTTTTTTGTTTGTGGTTAATTATATACTTTTGTAGGTAATCAAAAAATAATATGCTATGGATATGCTAAAACCGAATTTCACACCTAAAGAAGATAACGGCGTGAATCTTTTGCGTAAATCTTCAAAGATGTTTTTAATAGTCTCACAAATAGCCGGGATTATAGGGGCTTTTGCCGGGATAATGGATTTTGATAGTTTAGGAATACCGGTTATTGCAATAGCCGTTTTAATCTTTGTTGCAGGGTATTTAGTACGTGGTTTTGCTTTATGTATTGCTACGATTGCGGAAAATTCCGAAAAACATAAAGAGTAGCCAGTTAATCAGAATATATCTATTTATTTATAGGGTGCATCGGGAACGGTGTGCCCTTTCTTTTGTCCTTTACCTACACATCTTAAAAGCTCATATTTGCCTAAAAATAGAGCAATATGAATGAAATATTAATTACTACAGTAATCAGTTCTATTTGTACTGGTGGTATTACTTGGCTTTTTACTCTAAAATATACTAGGAAACAGGCCGAAGCTGATGCGATGCTATCCGTGCAAAACGTATATCAGCAGATAATTGAAGATCTTAAAACGGATCGGGTAGAGTTGAAAGAAAATATCAAGGAACTGGCGCTAAAGGTGAGTGAGAACGAACGGGAAATTAAAGCAATGAAGCCGAATCTTTGCGGGCGGAAGGCATGTACACAAAGAATACCAATCAATTAATTATATGAAAAAATATGCTTTGTATATTGTACTATCGGGAGTCTTCCTTGCTAGTTGTAGCCGCACAACAATCGATCACCGGAAAACAAATGAAACGGTATTGTCAGACAGCGTTAAAGCTCGCACAGATACGCGAGAGGAACAAGATAAGCAGCAGGGACATAGTACAGAACGTAATACTAGAACTGACGAGGAAAACCGCGTCGTTATTAAATTTGATACGGAAAAGCCAGTTACGAAAGAAACAGGTTTACCGCCAATCAAAGAAATCTCTTTTACCGGTTCCACCACTAATCAAAAAAAAGAAGTTTATACGGAGATCGACACGGAGAAAAATATAAAATCAGTAATAAGCGATTCAACAGCAGTAAATCGTAAGACTGATAAGAAGGAAGATATTAAGACGAGCAAAGAAATTAAGCCTTCGACTAATTTATGGAAGGCTTTGTTATATATCTGCCTTATTGTCTTCTCCTATTATTTATTTGATGTATTGCGGGCACATTGGCCGAAAATAAAACAGTTATGGCGAAGGGTATTCAAACTATAAACCTATATACCGCTATCGAGCAGATGAAGCAAATTTCCGCAGATGGTGACACTTTTTCTATAACATTTAGAAAGTACGATCGTCAGCGGAGATCTGGCGGGGATTCGGTTAGGTTGAAATATGCTAGATTACGGCCTAAAACATCGGATGCAGAGATCGAAAATTCTAGCTATAAATTATTTCTAACTGATACAGAAACAGGCAAACCGCTAAATTGTTGGCAAATACTTGTTACAGAGTTCAACGGGATCAAAATTTACGTTTAATATGGAAATCAGAAGAACAGGCAATTTCGGATTTATAGATACAGGGGAAGGACAATTAATTTCCTTTGCCATGGGGAAAGGCTGGGCTCCTTCTTCTATTAATTTTAGCAGGCCGGATAGTTGGCAGACTAAGAAAATAAGAGTTAATGGAATTGATATCGTGCCGATGGGCGCTAATAACGACTTACCAGGAGACGTACAGCGTTTACTAGATAATTTCTACGGTGGGGAAGGTATCATGGGGAAAATACAGGGCCTACAATGGGGAGAAGGCCCGCGTTTTTTTGAAGATGCCATCGACGAAGGAAATAATAAGTTTTATCGGAAATGGATACTAGATGATAAGATCCAGGAAGATTTAGAGCGCTGGGATCATCGCGAGTTTATGTTACGATCCTTAGTTGATCTTATCCACATGCAGGGGTTTTGGACTAAGTTTATTAGAAACCGGGGGCCGCGTATTGGTGCAGCAGGTAAATTTCTAAAGTTGGAACATATACCTTATAAAAAATGCCGTTTTGAATATCCAGACGATAACCACGACTTTCCGCAAAATGTATATGTAGGTGATTGGCCGTTTCCGGATCCTACTAAATTGGCTAAATATCCGGTTTTTAATCCAGCAGATCCCTTTAAGCATCCGGTATCAGTTGGATATTTCAATATCTATTCTTTCTGTAAAGATTTCGTAAGCACACCTCGTTTTCTTGGCGCTTTCCCATGGCTAGAGCTGGCCGGTACGATTGCGCCATTACTGGCCGCTTATAATGCTAATTCGTCGGCCTTAAGCTTGCACATTGAGAGCCCGCAGGGATATTGGGATGCAGCGGAAGAACGAATAAAAGACATTTGCAAGCGTAAAGGTATTGCTTATTCCGCTAAAATGCTGGAAGACTTTAAAGATGAAGCAATGGAAAAGTATGCGGCAGGTGTTACCGGACGCCAGAATGTCGGTAAATATATGCACACTACTAAATTTTGGAACGCGGAAGCCAATAACTTTGAAGGATGGACGATCACGCCTATCGATAAAAAGATAAAAGATTATATCGAGAGCCAGATAAAAATAGCTAATAAGGCGGATGCCGCGGCGACTTCTGGTTTTGGGCTGGATCCAGTTTTATCAAACCTTATCATGGAAAATAAGTTATCCAGCGGATCCGAGAAGCTTTATTCTATAAAGGTTTATAATGCCAGTGAAACAGCTATACCGGATATGATACTTTGTAAACCGTTGATGCACTATATACGTGCGAATTTTCCGGGAAGTAAGACGCAAATAGGGCTTTATCGAAGTATTGTCAATGCGGAAGAGAACATTTCACCAAGTAGCAGAGTAAAAGAAAATGCGTAAACTTTTTGCGTCAGACATACCCAAAGAACCGGAATTACCTTTGCATGTCGATTCAGGGCCGGAAGAAACTACGGAAGCAGCAGAACAGCCAGGGAAACATGTACAATGTAAAAGGATGAAAGGGCGGCATTTCGATAAACGTGTAAAAAGTGAACTTGCACTAGAAAAGGAATTACCCTGGCATTTTGAACCGGGATGTTCCTATCACTGTATCAGCTTTGGGGATGTGGATAGCTTAACTTATTTACGTGCCATAGTCAAACAGCAGAAGATCGAATATTGCCTAATATCTACCTGGTGTATGGCTATTACTGATGCAAAGGAAATTGAAAACTGGATTGAAAAAGGATATATCGGACGAATTGATTTTTATGTGGGTGAAATTTTCCAGGGAAGTTATTCCGGTGTTTATTCCTATCTAAAGGATGTAGCAAAAAGGAATAATGGGCGGATCTGCATATTTAAGAATCATAGTAAAGTAATGGCTGGTTTTGGGGAACATTTCGATTTTGTTATCGAAAGTTCTGCAAATATCAACACAAATCCCAGGTGTGAACAGGCTACAATAACGATCGATACCGGACTATCCTGTTTTTATAAAGACTTTTTCGATGAAGTGAATAGCTTTAACGGAGACTTTGAAGGGTGGAATAAGTATGAATTTAACCAGAATAAGAAGTGATGAAAACAATCTTTGATAAAAATAACAATGGTACGTCGGAGCTAGTCGAAGCGCTAGGAATGATTGACGCTGCAACCGATTTCTCTAAGTGGAAACCTTACATATCATTAAGTGTAAGGCGCTTAACAGCTATCATAGGGCCGGAAGTTTACGACAAAGTGGTAGAATTTTATCACTCTACGGAGCCAGATTCAAAAACAGAAGAAAAGTATAATACTCTTCTTTTGTTGATGCAGCAGTCCGTAGCTTTATTTACATGGATCAAGATTATCCCCACACTGGACGCCCAACACGGGAACACAGGTCGGCAAAAGCGGTTAGGTGAACATGAAAAGGGACTTACTGCCATACAGGAATATAAAGACGAAACAAATATCCTTAATCTGGCTTATGAATCGGTAGACGCTTTGATCGCTTATTTAGATAAAGAGAACTTCGATTTCTGGTTGAAGTCAGAGAAGAAAAGAGCTATAAATCAGCTCTTAATAAGAAGCAAAGAAAAATTCGATATTTATTATACAATCGGGAGCCATCGTCTTTTTTTAACTCTTATACCGATTATCCGGGAAATGCAAGATCGCTATATTGTCCCGATAATTACGCGGAAGCGGTACGAACAGTTACTTTCAGGGAATGAACTAGGCGAAGACTTTAACGATGCAGTATGCAGACCTTTGGCCCTTCTAACGATGCAGAAGGCAGTTGAACGTTTGCCTGTTGAAGTTCTTCCAGATGGGGTAGTTCAGGTACAACAGGCCGGAACCGTTAAAGAAAAGATTAAGGCCGAAGCCGAAGCCAGGAAAGCAGTGTCTAAAAGTCTGGGAGACGATGCGGGAAAAGATCTTATAGCGTTACAAGACTTTATCGCTACTATTGAAGCCGAACCGGATGAACCGGATTTGTATTTACCTAAAGCAACTATACAATCTAAAGGTATAACATTTTAGTATGCAAGAGTTTACGTATAATAATAAAACTAGGATGATCCCGGAAGATCTGGAAGAACTTTCGCCAGAACAATATTATCGATATTTAGAACTTGTAATAATGATGAATACCGATAATATTTCACCTTTTGAAATGAAATGCAAGCTTATTTCTTTACTCTTAAATATGAAGTGTAACTTTGTAATGTGCAGAGAGTCAATCGTTAATGAAATAAATGCCCAACTGGGCAAAATGAACTGTTTTTTTTATATAAAAGAGGAAGGGGATAAAGTAATTTACGATCCACATATTAAGACGGGACGTAATTTATTACCATCATATAAAGGCTGGATAGGGCCAGAAGATATGCTTAATGATATTACATACGGGCAATTTGTACAATGCCTAAACCTGGTTAGGGAAATGGAAGTAACCAGAAGGGATAAGGATAACGAGCAAGCAGATTATTTAATGTCTGAATTTGGTAGGATACTTTATAAGAACGAAGATCCCAAAGCAGGGGAAATACCGCCGCTGGTATGCTTTCACTCTTATATCTTCTTTTGTGCAGTATGGGAGTTGATTTGCACCGTTCCCATTCCGATAAATGGCGAGGAAATCAACTTTTCTATTTTATTTCAGGAACAAGGGGAAAAAAGGATTGATGATAAAACGGGGTGGATAGGGATCTCCTTTGAAATTGCATCTTCTGGCGTTTTTGGCAATGTGAAACAGATTAATGAAACTCCCTTTTGGGACATTTTACTATATCTGTATAAATGTCGTTTTGAATCTTTACACAATAAAAAATAGTATATAATGAAAACAAGTGATGCAGCAAAACAGGCCATAGGAACTTTTGAAGGCTTGAAATTGAAAGCGTATCGGTGCCCTAGCGGAGTCCTAACAATTGGGTACGGTCACACTAAAGGAGTATATGAAGGTATGCAAATAACCAAAGAGCAGGCACTAACCTTTCTTGCTTTGGATTTAGCGGATGTTGAAAGGAATCTTAATACCCGTTTCCCCTCAATCAGTCAAAACAAATTTGATGCGATGATAAGTCTTTCATTTAACATCGGGATCCAGGCATTTAATACATCCACTTTGTATCGTAAAGCAAAAGCGAATCTAAATGATCCGAGTATTCGGATAGAGTTTATGAAATGGGTACACAGCAAAGGAAAGGTACTTCCTGGACTGGTAGAGCGTAGAACGTGGGAAGCAAACCTTTATTTTTCTTAGCCATGGTGGATTTACAAGAGTATGAAAATTATTGGAACGGGATTCGGAATCGGATCCCGGAAATAAAAAAAGTAATTCCGGCTACTTTTGAACCGGATATGGGGAATGTAGTACAGGGACTTAAGCCGGAAGAACTTCCAGTACTGTTTTTCATTATTCCTAATGCACAAGGGAAAAGTAAAGACATCGATAATATATCGGAAGCGAATCTTTGTGTTATTCTGATAATGGATAAGACGGATCCGCAAAGGAAGAAAGCTTATCAGGTGCAAAAGGAAACACAACCTATCGCAGAAAAGATAAAAAAACGTATCCTGGAAGATAAAGCCATAGGGTGCCATCTATTTAAAAATCTGGATTTATCCAGTTTATCGACAATTCCAGAAGCTAGTTTTTATTCGATTTTTGCAGGGTGGAGCATAGCTTTTCAATTTGATACGGAATGAATGAGGAAGATCTAATTAAACAGGAATTTATACGGGAAAATATCGAGAGAGACTTCCGGGCTATTTTTGAAGCACAACGTTTGATCGCTTTAGAAAGGATATATAGTCGTGCCAGCTATTCCCAAACAGGGCAAAACCTATCACAAAGAAGATCTGGCGAATTATTGAGGGCTTTACAGAATCCACGTTATAGTATGGAGCTTTCCGGCACTGGTGTTATTGCAACTTCTAATATTCCGCTTTATATTCGTTTCCTGGATATGAAAGAACACGGGAACTATGCCATCTATAACCGGCAAATATGGGGTATCCTTTATAACAACACTCTTATGAATATACGTGACGGGTACGGGAAAGAAGTACGCGACCGTATTTTTACCCAACTACAAGGGGCTTTCCCATAGTATTTTAAAGGCCAAATGGCCTTTTTTTGTGTCCTTTATCTTCGTAATTTGGCTGTTTACCTTTGCTTTAAAATATAAGATCATGGGAAAATTACAACCGGATTATATCACCTGGACGCTATCGCTTAACGCTGGGGGCTTACAAAAGGAAATCCTAAGAATAAAGAATAATAGTAAGGATCTTAAGGATGAAAATAAACTCCTTAAAGAGTCCATGAAGGAACTTACTTTACAAGGGAAATACCAAGGTAAGGAATACCAGCAGCTAGAAGCAAAACTTAAGGCGAATAATCGTGCTATCGGGGAAAACAACGAAAAAATAAAGCAGTGTGAAAGCCGCTTAAGCAATGTAAATAAGTCGTATGCACAATTATCGAAACAGGCGAAGAAATTGCAGTCTGATTTAGATAATACGGTGAAAGCACTGCAACCGGAAGAATATGCCCGGCTAGAAACTGAACTGGCGAAAACAAAAGCTGCAATGGAGCAGCTTAAGCCCAGAACGGAAGCCGTGAAAGAATCTTTCTTTAGCCTTAGTAAAATGAAAGCTACCGTAGTCGGTTTCTTCGTGGGAATAGGCGCTAGTATTAGTTCATTTTTTACTAACGCTATTTCAAATGCGAAAGAATGGGTGAAAGAAGGAACGAAACTGGCGGCTAATGCTGACGGGGTAAGACATGCTTTTGAGAAGTTGAACCGACCAGGGCTTTTGGATGATTTAAGGAAAGCGACGAAAAACACTGTTAATGATCTGGAATTAATGAAGGCGGCAGTACAGGCAAAGGATTTTCGGATCCCGCTTGAAGATCTGGGGAAATACTTGCAGTTCGCGCAAATGAAAGCACAACAGACCGGGCAATCGGTTGAATATATGACTAATTCGATTGTTACAGGTTTAGGCCGTAAGTCGCTTCTTATATTGGATAATCTGGGCTTATCAGCCGCCGAAATAAATGAAGAAATTGCGATAACGGGGGATCTGATGAAAGCAGTTGCAAATATTGTAGATCGGCAATTATCCAAAGCCGGTGAAAACTATGTTTCAGCAGCCGATAAAGCCGCACAAAAAACGGCAGAACTGCAAAATCGACAAATGGAGATAGGGCGTCTTCTTCTTCCTCTAAAATCTGCATGGGGGAACTTATTTCATACGGTTAAGATCGGTTTTGCGGATGCGACAGTGTGGATACTAGAACACAAGGACAGTATTATAACGGTCGTGTCAGTAGTAACCGGGCTTATCGTTGTCTATAAATCCGTCACATTGCTTCAAAAAACTTGGAATGGGCTCTTAATGGTGGGCAAAGCTATTAATCTGGCTTATACCTCAATTATGGCTTTACAGGCTG